GTAATAGATCAAACCTTGTTCATCCATGCCTAGCACAGTAAAGTTAGTATGATCACCAACTACTTTCCATTCTTTAATCTGGATCATGACCATTCCTCATCTTGCTTATTAAAGTCAAACTCTTCTTGAACTTCACTGTTCTTTCCTAGAAATGCTTCCCACGCTGCCTGTGGAATAGCGTGTTCATGTGCTCTATCTGTCCAGCTTGTTACATCCGTAATAAACTTCATTTTAGGAGTAATATCATATCCATATTTTGCAGATATAACATCAGCACAGGCTAGGACAATATCAAGCCATGTGTGTTCTTCGTCAAACTCGATTGTACGGCTAACACTGTCTGAGTTATCGCTTAGATTTACTTGTAGACTTAACATTCTTAGTTCCTTTCTTGGGTTCAAACTGCTCGTTAAACATACCTAATGATTGCTTTAACAACTGATTAAAACCAAACTCAATCATAAAGCAACGCTCTTCTTCAGTCATGTCTATCTGAAGTTCAGCGCCGCCATCTTCAAGCTCTTTCATCTCTAATACTTTCATTCTTTCCTCGCTATTAAATCAAAAAATACTTCTGCGTCTACAACAACTAAAGGTTTATTACCATTTTGCTTGACAACAGCAATCGGTTCATGATTGCCGTGTGTCTTTGCTTGTTCATAGTAATTATATACTGTTACTTTAGCAAGACTCTTACATTCAAACTGATAAGGTATTGCGTCTCTTGCCGCTGGACTTAACTTGACATCTTCCCCTCCGGCTCCCATTGACGTGCTTACGAGGTCTCCTTGGCGTAGTTGTGGAAACCTTTTTTGCAACTGTGCTACGACCCACTTTTGCAGGTTTCTTCCCTTTGCTTTTGCTGATTGCGGTTTCATTCTTTGTTTCCTCTAACTGTTGCGTCAAAATCCAAGACTTAGGAATGCTGATACGATTGTTACATTCGTGATCTGATACAGTTCCTGCGACACAGATTGCATCGTCAGTTTCACCAACAAGAAATCCAACAGTTACGCATTGTGCAATATCAACTTTTGGTTCGTCCCAGCCAGCATCAGCTTGAGCATCAATCCAAGTGATTTTAATCACCGGACAGTCCTGCAATTTCATTTTACTGGCGGATGCCATACTTGTTTCTCCTCTCTTAAAATCCATAATAAACGAGCATTCTCCAGCACTCGGACTTCATCGCCATCGTATGCTTTCAATACAGTTTCGTACATCTCTAATTCAGTCTTGCAGTCTGCTAATAACTTCTTAGACTTGACAGGACCAATGCCTTGTAATCCAATAATATTATCTACTTTATCTCCAGTAAGAATTTGAAGGTAGAAGTTACGGATGCCTTCTTCTTCAGTAACGTAATACTTCTCGTTCTTGACGAAGTTGTAATGATGCCCACGAATCATATTAAGGTCTTTGTCAATACTGACAATGATTGTCTCATCTGGTTCGTTTCGGTATGCTTCAATACCGAGAGCGTCATCTGCTTCCATACCATCTACTACTTCAAATCCCCATGCTCTTTCCATATACTCACGAAGAAGCTGGAAATGATAGGGCTTCTCAGCTATGCGTGTTCCTTTGTACGGAGCAGTAACGGCAATCTCATTTCTGAAATTACCTTTACCTGTAAGATAACCCCAAACTTCATCGACGCTGAGTTCTATATAGAGATTATCCAAGAATTCAGATAGACGGGCTAAAGCGAATTCTGCAGGGTCTCCTTCCGATGCAAAACCAAATCGGTAAACTAGAATATCAGCGTCGACAAGGGCTTTCATAGAGGAATATCATCCTCTTCTACTTCTGCTGCTGAACCACTGTAAACTCGTAAATCAGTAATCACTAAGCGTTGTAACGATGGTGAAATACCAGTACGAGATTGAAACTTCCACTCATAAGGCTTAACTAAAGCTGTAGCCTTAGATCCATTGGCGATAAGATCTGTAATCTGATTGCCTTTAGGGTCAAAAGCTTTGATCTCATTAGTGCTTTTAACTGTGATGTACCAGCCTTTCTCAGGCTTGTCGTCACGATTAAGAGGCTTAATACCAACTGCTTCAAGAGCTGCAACTGCTTTCTCAGAAAGATTGGTTAAATCAACCTGATAACGATCAGACATCTCTGACTTCTTGTTTAAGAAAGCCCACTGAATTTCTGCCTCAAGCTTAATGGGTTTTTCGAGATTACTCATTTTAACTCCTATAAAATTACTGCGTTAATAAATACAACTTAGTGATGCCTTCCTGAGAAGGACTTCATTTCCTCGATCCCTTCCATTGTTTCTTCGACAATTCCATCTGCTGCTGCAATTAGACAGTCAACAGTAGTCTCCAAATCAACCGAGGTTCCGACAGAAAAGGTGCGATCAGCGTACAGGGTAATGATGATTTCGCCTTCTACTTCTTTATCTTTTAGTGCGTCTCTTTCCATGTATCACCTATCTTATATTCGCCTGTTAAAGGACAATTCATTTTCAATTCAATACCCGCATCAGTAATTGCTTTAATACCAGCTTTACCTACTTCTTCTGCATAGTTCACAGGTACTTCAATTTGCCATTCATCGTGAACATTAGCCACTAATTTAAACGGTATTTTCCGTTTTGTCAAGTCTTTATTTAATAATACCAATGCTTGCTTCATGGCTATCGCACCAGCGCCCTGCAGTAGCGTGTTGAGCGCCGAATGCTCCGAGCGAACGAGTAACTTGCGTCCGTCAAGACCGAGTAAGACTCCCCTTTCAATAAACGCTTTAGATACACGCTCTCTGAGCCTTTCAAGTTTCGGCGTGTTGCGTAGAAAATTATTAATGAGCTTCTGTCCTTCTTTCGATGAGCCTCCAACAATCTTCCCGATCTTGGCAGCTCCTGCGCCATAGAGGAATGCGTAGATAAAAGTCTTAGCTTGATTCCTCGTTTCAAGCCCTGCCGCTTTTTGATTGGCTGTGTGTATGTCGCCGGATATAACTTCATTCGTATATTCATTATCATTCATGTAGTGAGCCAGCATCCGCAATTCTAAACCGCTTGCATCGATACCGACTAACTTACATCCTTTCTCAACTGTCCAAAGATTACGACATTCAGGTCCATATATAGCACCGCTATTAGGTACTTGAGCCATGTTAGGGCTGTGATGTGTCATACGACCTGTTACAGCCCCATTGGTGATTACTTTACCATGCACACGACCATCAGGCTTTGTATGCTCCATCCAGCTCTCAATCTGTGCAATACGCTTTTGTAACATCAAATACTCTGCTATGGCTTTCGCTTCTGGGATGTCGATGCCTTCGAGCGTGGTTTCGTCGACGATGACGCTACCTTTTTCGGTGTACTTTTCCGGCTTCCAACCCTTCTCGATGAGCCTTTCTGCGATTTGCTGGCGACTTCCGGGGTTGAACGGCTCGATGATGTCTTTGAGGGGCTTTCCTGTGGTTTTGTGGGTGCGACCAGCAGTGATTCTGGGAGGAAAAATCCTTTGCATTTCAGTCGTAATAGCATCCAACTTAGCTTTAAGTTCAGCCAGTAACTGCATAGCAACTGGTTCATTGAACTTGAAACCGTTTCGTTCTTGCACTGCAATGATTGTTTGCACTTCATGTTCTAACTCCTGTGATTTAGTTGAAAATTCTTGTCGCTTTAACTCAGCTTCAAGGTAGTTGTAAATCCTATGCAACACTTCTACATCCTGAATACAATACTGCACCATCTCCTCAAGGGTTTTGGTTTGTAAATCAAAATCGGTAAACTCACTCTTCTGTATTCCCAACAGATTTCCTAGATTTCCTAGACTGTGTCCACCATCGAGACTTGGATTTACTAAGCGACTTAGCACTAATGTATCTTTGACTCTCCTCAATGTAATCTGATATTTCCATAACTTGTTTAGTAAGTAGAAATCGAATGCTATCCCATTGTGAGCCACTATCAAACTCGCTGCCTTTATGTACTCCGATAAGTCTTTTGCTTCTTTCCATACTTTTACCTCGTTGGTGTCTAAATCTTTAGTAACAACGCACCAGATCTTACTATGATCTAGTGTGGTTTCGATGTCAAGTAATAATCTCATAGAATTATCTTACTCTATTAGATAGTGTTTTGTCAACAAATATTAAATTAGAACCACATCGAATAATTGGATCATAGCCAACACCGGTCATTAACGATCTAATATCTTCTTCGCTATAGGGTTGCAACTCCACACAGATTACTTTAAATGGGTGTAAACAATAATTAATGCTCTGCAATACTTCGTAATCCATGCCTTCAATATCAATTGTCAGAAAGTCCGGTGTGAGTTTATGTTTAAGGATTTGGTCAATTGTGAAGATTGGTAGTTCTTTGACATCGGTAATGGAGAACTGCGGATAATCCATCACAAATCCCTCAGCCACCTCTTTAAGGAAGCTATTTCGTCCAGATTCGCTATCAATCATGTAAAATTCACGGAATTCTGACTGAATACCCACACCAATATTAAGGTTAATATCCTGTGGTCGTTGCTCTAGGAATGCTTTATATAAATTAGGATTTGGCTCAACATTAATACCCCTACTGCCGTTGTCATAGAACAGCTTAGTATTACTAATCCGTTCCGGATGGTGCGCTCCCACATCCAAGTATGAAGGAGTAGCAATACCGAGACTGTGAAAGATAGCCCGAATAATAATATCATCTCCATGTTGAGCATAAGTCGTATCTCCAAATAGTTGATCAGGATGTGCCATTAGTGTCTACTCTGCGTTGCTGTTATTAATTGATGCCTCAGTGCTTGCATTTCCGCCAGCGCCATTGTCAGTTCCATGTTTAGTTTCACATTCTGGTCTTGTAGTTCCTTGATTTCCTTTTGCAGTTCTTCGACGCACTGCACTCGGTCTTCCGTTGTCCAAGTCGTCATTTGATTCCTCCATTTCCATAGGTTGTTCCAATTGAACAGGTTCAGTGGTGGACACTTCCACACCATTTTCTAACTCCTCAATATACTCTTCTAATAAACGAATGTATTGCTTTTGTTTCTCAAGTTCGTCAATACATCCCCGTGCTAATTTAAATACTCTTTTGCTTACGTCATCCACGAAATCATTCCTGATATGTAAAACACAACTGCAACTACCTCAACAATCAATAACGGATTGTCCCGTTGCTTCCAGCCTGCCCAAGCCCACATCGCACTACCTACACCACTAAGAACAATGTTTAGTGGGTAGATATTAAAACTGGTTAGTGCAATACCGACTAGGCAGAAACAGGTAGCAAGCCATTTAAAGAGTAGCATTATGCTTGTCGCCATTTATCAATAACAATATCAAGAACTTCTCCATCCAAGTATTCAAATTGAGACATTCGATTATCGCAGTTTACTACAATTGGTGCAGTCGCTGTGGTTGGCACATCCCAAGCTGAATTGCGTAACCAGAGATAGCGTTCAGCGTTATTAAACATCTCTTTATTGTCCTGAATCCTACTAAAGACATCCTTGTTCAGTTCACGCAATCGATCAATCTCATTACAAAGATCTGTGATGATTCTTTTAGTTACATGGTAATCATCGTGTTGAGCATACTTTAATGCTTTTTCAAGTAAATCGTCTTTCATATTGTCTCCTGTATTTCTAACATACGACCGGTTGAAGAATTATATAGCAAATCGCCAGCACCGCCAGTGTAACCGCTAAAGCGATTCTTTAAAACCCTAACATGAGTAGTGTTTCTCTCAATTGGATCATTAGCCTGTCCGTTACGCTCAAGTCCAATCACGATGTCAGATAGCTGTGCAATCGATCCAGAGCCACGCAACTGCGCCAGCGAAGTAACAGCCCCTTCCTCGTGACCTTTGCTCTCAGGACGCTTTAAATGAGACACACAAAGCAAACTTATTCCTGTTTCCTGAACCAGCATCCGCAAGCGAGTCATAATAGCATCAAGTGCCTTCCGTTCATCGCCAACGTCGCCACCACTAACAATGATACTAATGTGATCCAGCACCACATAGCCACATCCGAGTCCTTTTGCCATATAACGAACACGATTGACAATATTATCAAGGTTACTACTACCAAAGTGATCGAAAAGATAAAGGCGATCAGTTCCCAAAGTTCTAGCAAAACCATCTTTTAATTCCTCCTCAGTAACATCCACATCAGGTAAGTGGATTGGTTTGTTCAATGCCAAAGACA